CTGTGGACGTGTACGCCGAGACGTACGGCGAGGCCCGGGACATCGCCGACCGATGCCGCTCGGTTCTGGATGGGTACGGCACGGCTGTGGAAAACTACGTGAGCGTCAGGAACGTGTCTCTGGACACGGAATCGGACGGCGTGGTGCAGCTGGCGGGAGGCGACTTGCCGCCGATTCTCACGGTTAACCAACAGTACTCGATCCTCTGGCAGGAGATATAAGCGATGGCTTTCGAGACGCCGCATGATGGTGCCGGTACGGTGGTGACGTGGCCGACGACCGCCACGAGGTACACCGTCACGAACATCGTCGTGTCGTTCACCGACCCGGCGGCCGAGGACGAGAAGATCAACGTGGCGCACTTGGGCCAGACCACCGGCGAAACCGCCAGGACTCTCGATCTGCCGCTGGCCGGCTCGGCTTCCGGCGACACCGGCCGCACGGTGCAGTTCGACTACGTCGGCAGCACCCTCATCAACGACAAGTCCACCGGCACGCTGTCCATCACCGTGGGCGGCTCTTCGCTTCTGAGCAAGGGCGGCACGGTGCAGAGCTCCACGCTCACGCTCGCCACCAACGATGCCATCCGGGGCCAGGTGACGATCCTCATTGATCGTTAAGCCTGACGGAGGCCCGTCATGGCTGAGTACGCAGCGGGCGTCACGGCGACGTGGAACGGCGTCGCGTTCAGCGAAGTCTTCGATCTGCGCGTGACGCACGGCGGTGCTCTGCCGTTGGCTCGCGCCAGTACGTGGACGCTTGACCTAGGCACTATAGAGATGTCGTGCTTTGCAACGGCCAACGTCTCGACCGCCAACTACGGCGTCCGCTCGCTCGTCACGATTGCTGGCGGCGGGTTTGCCTACCGTGCCACGGCAGTGCTTGAGAAGTTGACGTTTCAAGGCGTGGTGAACGACGTGACCCGCTACGGCGTCACGCTCAGAGTCCAAGCCTAGGAGATTTTCATGGCCCTGACTGTGCAGGAACTCGCCGCCCAGATTCTCGCCTCGGACGATCTGTCCGTGCTCAAGGTGACGGTGCGGGAGTGGAAGGACGCCAGCGGTAAGCCGCTGGTGCTCGGCATCCGTGTGATGACCGTCGAGGAGCGGGACTCCTACGAGAAGGAGTGGATCGGCAACAAGGAGCGTGGCATCGACAACTTCCGAACGAAGTACCTGGCCCGCTGCCTGTGCCACCCCGAGAGTGGCGAGCGGCTCTTCGACGAGCAGGGCATCGAGCAGCTGGCGAAGAAGTCTTCGGCCGTGGTGTCGAAGCTCTTTGAAAAAGCCATGAAGCACAACAACATGACCGAGAGCGACGTGGAGGAACTCGCAAAAAACTGAAGACCCGGCCGATGCGGAGGTTTCTTTTCCGCCTCGCCGGGCACCTAGGCATGACGGTGCGTGAGTTGTCTCGCCGCATGGATTCGCAGGAGCTCAGTGAGTGGGTGGCGTTCACTCGCTACTACCACGCTCTCCCGGATCCGTGGCAGCAGACAGGCTTGCTCACCAGTGCCGTGCTCGCACCGTACAGCGAGAAAGGCAAGGCACCGAAGGCGTCCGATTTCGTACCGACCGAGAAGCCACCGCAGACATCAGAGGAGATGGCCCGAGAGCTTGCAAAGCTCGCCGGCATCTTTGAGCAGTAGCAGCTATGGCCAACATCCTCTCACTTGCGATGAAGGTTTCCGCCGACGCCTCTGGCGTGGTGAAGAACCTCACGCCGGCCGAGCGGGCTCTTGAGAAGTTGGGGCAGCAGGCCGAGAAGACCACGGCCGTGTTCGACAAGTTCGCCAAGGACAGCCAGGCGGCAGCGACCGCCCAGGCTTCTCTCAATCAGCGGTTTGAAGAACTGTCGCAGCAACTCGCCGGCGGACTCAACGCGCAGGAATACGCCAAGCAGTTTGAGGCACTGCAGCAGGAGGTGCGGCAGACTGCCGACGCCTTTGAGGAGGGTGTGCGAGTCACCAGAGAACTTCGCACAGAGCAGGAGATTCATGCCGAGCGGATAGCCAGGCTCAACGAGCTCGTGCGTGTTGGTGCGATCGGCAGCGAGACGTACGCCCGTGGCGTCGCCCAGGCGGATGCGGCCTTGGCTCGGGCCAGTAAATCCGCAGACACGCTTGCCGACGAAGTGCAGCGGGCATCAGTGCAGGGGCTCAAGTTCAACGAGATCAGCGGCATTTTCGCCGCCTTGCCCGGCCCTCTTGGCAACATCGCAGGCCGGCTGTCTGGCATCTCCAGTGCCGCACAGGGGTTGCAGCGGGTGTTCACCGGGGACATCTACGCCAACTTGGCTTCGCTCGGCACAGCGGCTGCGTCCGTCATCAACCCGTTCACCGCCGCCGCTGCCGCCACCGCTGCCTTCGGGGCTGCTGCCGTGGCCGTGGGAAGAAACCTGCTGACGCTTGAGGCCGAGGTAGAGCGGCTGACGCAGTTGGCCTCCCGGCTTGGCGTGTCATTCAACTTCATCCAAGTGCTGCAGGTGGCTGCGGTCAAGACGGGCACGAGCGTTGACGAGCTGGGCAGTTCGTTCAATCGTTTCCTGAAGTCGGTGAATGATGCCCGCACAGGATCGAGTGCCGCCGTGTCGGCGTTCGGCGACCTGGGCATCTCTGTCGATCAGGTGCGCTCTGCCACGCCAGAGCAGCTGTTTACGGACGTGGCCGCTGCACTGCTGCAGATTGACGATCCGGCTCGCCGTGCTGCGGTTGCTCTGCAGTTGTTCGGTAAGGCTGGGCTTGAACTTCTTCCCGTGTTTGATGAACTGGCGACCGCCAGACAGGAGCTCGAGCGGCTCGGTGCCGCCATCTCTGACAGGCAGCGGGAGCAGATTGCCCGATTCGGCGACGAGCTCGACCGGGCGTCGATCGCCGCCAAGGGCTTTGCAGACCAGTCGTCCGCAGCGTTTGCTGACAGTGCGGCGAACGTAACGCTGGCGTTCACGGAGATCACTGCATCGGTCAACAGGTTCTCTCAGGAGAATCAGACGGCGTCGCAGGCACTCGCCACGTCCATCGTCGATCTGATACCGCTGGTTGGCCAGCTGAACCTGCTTGGCAGGACGCTGCGTCTGTTTGGCGAGGAGGCGGATGGCTCTGCCGGCGGCGTGTCGCAGATCGCTGACTCGCTTGAGCAATCGCAGGCCGAGGCCGATGCGTTGCAGAAGTCTCTTGACCGAGTGCGACAGAGCGTGAGCGACGCCATCAACGAGTCGGCCGCCTTTGGACAGGCCGGGTTTGACGCCGCCTTGCAGTATCAGGAGTCGATCCGAGAACTGCAGGCACAGCTGGACGACGGGCTGATCAACGAAGAGACCTTCCGGCGTGCTGCCGCTCGTGCTGGCGATGCGTTCCGAGACGAGATCGCCCGCATTGAGAATGACGCCAAGATCGAACTGCAGATTGAGGCGGATGCCCAGGCCACCGTCGCTGGACTGCGGGCCGAGATTTCGCAGGCTATCGACGATGCTGCCCAGTTCGGCCAAACCGGTTTTGACGCAGCACTGCAGTTCCAGAACAAGCTCGAAGAACTGCGGCAGCAGTTTGAGGGCGGAGTCATCAACGAGGAGACGCTTCGCCGTGGTGTAGCCGCCGCCAACGCTGAGTACGACGCCCAGATCGGCAAGGTAAAGCAACTGCAGGACGAGCAGCGGCGACTGATTGACGCCGACCGAGCCCGCATCGACGGGCTGCTGGAGGCCAACAGTGCGACCGTGAAGCTGGAGCAGGATCTGCTTGCCGTGCAGCGTGAGCAGGCCCGGGTGTCGGAGCAACTCGCCGCCGCCCGTGCGGCCGGCAATGCCGCCGACGCTGACGTTGCTGCCGCCCGCCAGGCGGAGCTTGACCAGTTGCAAAGCAAGCTCGAAGACCAGCAGCAGGCTTTGGAGCAGGGCTTCGGCCAAGGCTTTCAGGCTGCGTTCCAAGCGGTTGATAAGAACATCGACGGGCTGATTGCCAAGTCTGAGGAGTTCGGCAAAGCCGGGTTCAACGCTGCGTTTCGTCTGCAGGAAGGCATTGCTGCCGCCCAAGAGCAGGCGTCCGCCGGCATCCTCGACAAAACGGCGTTCGACGCCGAGGTGGCCCGGCAGCAAGAGCTCTTCAACAACGAGATTAAGAACCTTGAGAAGATCAAAAAGAGAAAGGACGAGTACGCTGCGGATGAAAAAGCCAAGCAAGACAAGGCACAGCAAGATGCCCTGCGGCTGCAGCAGAAGTACGCCGACCAGCAACGCCAAGCCGCCGAAGCCGCCGCCAACGAGCAGCGGCGTGTGCAGGAAGAAATCTTCAAGTACCAGCAGAAGGTGCTTGAAGAGCAGCAGAAGGCCGCCGAGGCCGAAGCCAAGCGGCAGGAAGAGCGGCTCACGAAACTGAACACGCTGGGTTCGCAGACCATCACGGGCAGCGACATCCGCACCGCTGAGGGTGCCGCCCTGGTGCTGCAGCTTACGGCCAACGCTCAGGATCCCCGGCTCATTCAGGAGCGGCTGCAGACCAAGCTGCTCGAGCGGATTGCCACGGGCATCGGCCAGGCGGCGGCCAACTACTTCAACCAGCCGGTGGCCATCGTGGGCTACTCGTCATTCGGGGATCGAAACTGATGGGCATTGCATCGAGCCACGAACTTGCCCGGACGTACGAAGCCGAGCTCGGGATCCCCGAGGTCGCCGTGCGTCGATGGAATCTGGTGCTATCCAACGACACGCTACAGAACAACCCGCTCACCGAGACGGAGGTTATCTCTCATCTCAACCTTGGCACGTGGGGGGCCGCTCACCCAACGTGGACGCACCTTGGGCTGAGGAAGGTGAGCGTCATCGAGCGTGCAGGAGACTCTCCTTACCACGCGGAGGCGGTCGCCGAGTATTCGTTTATCTCATCGGAACTGGTTCTGGCACCGACGAGCAGGCGTGCCGATTGGAGGTTTGAGACGCAGCCCGGTCAAGTTCCCGCGCTCTACTACTACCACGACTCCTCGCCGGGTGCGTTCAGCGGGAACAACGACGTTCGGCCTCTGACCAACTCGGCCTATGACTATCTGGAGGGGCTAGTCACGGATGAGGCACTCGTTCAGATCACAATCACGAAGAACTTCTGGCCGTTCCCGCAGGCGTACTTCGGGATGCAGAACTTCCTCAACAGTGAAACGTACATGACCTGCGCTCGGTACACGCTGAAATGTGCTGGTGTCACGACCGACTACACGCAGGAGTTCTTCGCCAACACGACCTACCAATACTGGGCCACGCAGATTCAACTCCAGTTCCGTGCCAGCACGTGGGTGCTCCAGATTCCCGACGTTGGGTGGAACTTCCTCAACGGCGGCGTCAAGCAGCGCGCGATGGTGTTCGACGAGAAAAACTCAGAGTGGGTCGCCTCGGCCAATCCGGTCGGCCTCAACGGCAGCGGCCAACAGACGCTCGGCCAGCCCGCTATCCTCTATCGGCGAGTCAACCCTGCGATGGACTTTACCTCGCTGCTCGGCGTTCCGCCGACGACAGGAACGTGGCCGATTGGCTCGCTGTAATGGCACGCAGAAAAGGCCCATTCGACGCCGTGCAGTTCACGCGCGAATCCGCAGAGCGGATTGCGGGCGTGGTGCGTCAGGCCGAGTTAACGCCCCCGGCGGCTTCGCCGCTGACGTTTGCCAAGCGGTTTGAGGAGCGAGCCCCCAAGCAAGTGCGGGCGGCGACGTTTTCGGGTGCGTGGCCCATCGGCAGCACGAAGGTAGTCACGTTCAAGTACGCGCCGACGGCCACCGTCAACGCCTTCAACCTGTCGTGGCCGATTACGCTCACGGCGTACAGCAATGAGGACTGCATCGTCGGGAGGGAAGGAACGAACTGGTGGCTGGTCGTGCCGAGGCTGGAGGCACGCACAGCCATTTTGGTAACGCAGACGGCGTCTCAGTTGATTTGCTCAGGCACTGCTACGCAGTCCGTCGTCACAGACGTGTCGATCTCTGGTTCACTGAACACCTCAAGCTGCGCCATCACGATTGGCAGAACTGTGACAACCACATCAGTCCGAGTGGTGTCGGCCACGGCCACGATGGTTGCGATTAGCAGTAGCTTTACGGCTTCGGTTCTTCGCGTCAGGGTGCCGTGATGGTTTGCCCTTGCTGCATCAACTGCAGTTCGCTTGGTTTTCAGACTGTCACGTACTCGTACGATGACACTGTCCCGCCTGCTGGCGACTTCTGCGATTGCAACTGCGTCAAGGGATGCGACGCGCAACCCGATGAGTTCAGCCAGATGTGTCCAGACCTAGACAATCCCTGCACTGAGGCGTCTTGCCTCGGAGAAGAACTGGTGTGTTATGTCAGAAGCGGAGACTTCACCTATGCGCCGCTTTGCACGCCCAGCGCTACCGTGTTCCGAGGGGCTCTTTTTGACGACCACGGCACGATTACAGGCCAAGACCGAACCGTCACACTACCCGACCCGTGCGTAGTCAACAGTCCATCAGAGCCGCTACCTACAAGGCCGCTGCCCGCAGACGAGGTTCTGGTGCCGTTTGTCGTTGATAACGGAGACGGCACTGCGTATCTCAAGCTCAACATTGTGGCAAAGAACGGCCAGATTGGCGGCCCGTATGGCGTCGTCCATATGTCTGTGCGGTGGAACTTTGGTTAACGACTTTCTTCAATCCATCCACTGTGTCGCTCGTGGTGCCTGCGGCACATGCCGTGCGGTGGCCGAGTGGCGTCAGGCTGTCGGAGCACCCGAGGAGTGCCCGTACGGCATCACGCTGCACACCATCCCGCCGTTTGACCGGGCCGCCTACATGCGTCATCGGCAGCAACAGTCGCAGCCAGCGCAGCAGCCGCAGCCATCGCTGCTTCAGAAGGCCGCCAACTTCGCAGCCGCCGCCGCCCAGCACGTTGCCGCCGGAGCCCCCATGGCGAGCCAAGCCGAGGTGCAGCGACGCCACGACATCTGCACTGCGTGCCCGCACTTCGACGGCAAGGCGTGCGGTCTGTGCGGATGCCCGGTGGCCCGAGAGCGGAAGTGGCTGAGCAAGTTGTCGTGGGCCGACCAGAAGTG